TCAGGCGGCTTTGGCTGCGGCATGCGCCGGACGGACGCCGGGTCCGTAGATCACCATTTCTCCAAAGCGCTTGCCCGGATCCTTGGCTTTGTTTGTCGCGCCGTTGGCCGTGGTCAGGAAAAGGCAGTCGTGGCCGGTCCAGAGCTTTCGGTTGAATGGCGAATCATCAACGGTGACGATCCACTGGCCGTGCAGGGCGAGGACGTGGTCGTGGAATTCCTGCATTTCTGCTTCTGACCAGCCGCGATAGTTGGCGGCCTTGCTGTCCAGGTAGGGCGGATCAAGGAAAAACAGGTTGCCGGGGTGATCGTAGAGGCGCAGGCAGCGGCGGTAGTCCAGGTTCTCGATGATGACCTTGTCGAAGCGCTGGCTGAAAGCTGTGATGCGCTCGATGATGGCAGTAGTGCCGAGGAATGCGCGGGATTCCGGAGCGCGTGCAATCGCCAGGCTGGTGCCGGTGCCAGCGAACGATGCCTTGTTGGCATAAAGGAAACGCGCGGCCCGTTGGACGTCTGTCAGGGCATCCGTGCGCAGCAGGGCCACGCTGTCGGCAAGTAGCTCGCGGGATGCAGGTAGACGGCCGATTTCCTTGCTGAGTTCGTCCGGGTGGTAATTGGCCACGCGGAAGAGGTTGATGATATCGCCGTTCAGATCGTTTGCTACTTCGAGTGTAGATCGCTCCTTGGCGAGCAGCAGTGCGCAGCCACCGGCGAATACTTCGATGTAACCTCGCTCTGGTGAGACGTGAGGAATGAGATGTTTCAATAGGCGGCTTTTGCCGCCAGGCCAGCTGATCAATGGTTTCGGTTTCATGACCAGGGCGAGATCTACGCCGCATGCTTCCGGTCAATCTTTTTCTGTGACCTGAAATCGAGGCCATGGCGGCCGCGTTGGTAAAGACCGCGCTTCTCCAGAAAATTGATCAAGTTGAGGTCGATGGATTTCTCGCGTTTGTTTCGCTGCTTTTTTCCGCACCGGCTATGTTTGGCTGCTGAGTTCATGGCATGCCGCTGAGATGTGTATCGTATGGATATTGTCAAGGGTGAAGCTGCTTGACATGATGGGGCCAATCTTCAGAATGCATTCATGGTCAGATATCCTATACGAGTTGCCCGTGATCCCTACAGAGGCAGGGACGAACGAAAAATGAGATTAGCGAGAGAGTGGGATCGCGACGCACAGATTTTGGAGGATTGCGCCAATGAGATGATTAGGAAGAATGGCTGCGGAACATACCATTATTCTGCGATCGCACATGCAACGCGCATTGATCTTGAACGAGTCCAAAAAATCATGTTCAGCGTAGCTGGCGGCAGTAACGGATTCATTGTATCGCGTGATGCGGATGGTAATGTTGCCCCCTTTTTGAAGGAAAAATAATTGTCAAGCAGGCTTGTGGACATGAGCGTGGAAGGCACGGTGTATTGCGCTGCACCGCTGGTCCATCATGTGTGCTTGGTGGCGCAGGCGATTGACGACTTCCTGGACTTCCTCCGGGGTTGCCCGACGCACGTGGCGATAGCCTGGGCAGCCGGGGCCGGAGAGGATCAGGCCGTTGGATTCTGAGGCGAGTTTGCGGATCTGGCGGTCGGTGAAATGGAGGGCTTCCGTGATCTCTTTGGCCGTGGTCCATTTGGCTCCTTGGGCATAAAGCCAAACCGCCAGTCGCTCGATGTCATCGTGCGCTGGCGGCTTGGCTTCAAAGTCCAGTTGGAGCTGATCGCTCATTCTTTTTTGGCGAGGCGAGCGGTAATGGTGTAGACGAGCTGTTGCAGCTCGCTGGCGGTGAGATCGTGTATGGTTTTGCCCTGGTGTTTATTACGGACAATGGCGGCCACGTAGGCATCATGGATGGCACCATTTGAGGCAGCGATTTTATCGCGAATCAGGGCGCGGCAAAGTTCGCGGTTTTCGTGGGTATCGTTGAGTTCCTCGGAGCCTTTCACGCGGCCAGTTTTTTGCCAGAGTGCGGCGGCATCTTTCTCGCGCCCGGCGAGTGCGTAGAAGCGAGCAAGGATGCTCCGGAAATCCTTGTTGGTGCACTCGCGAAAGCTCTCTTTTCCGCAGGCGACTTTGGTCTCTGCGTGACGCCACGCATCGTAGGACAGATCACCAGTGAGGCCATGGTTCGATTGCACATCAAATGCCTCGCGAGCAGCGATGCTGAGCTGGGCTTTTTGCTGATTGCTGAGACTTTTTGTAACCCAGTTTTGTGCGAATGCTGGCTTGGGTTTGCGAGCTGGTTTTTCGGAGTCGGATTGGCGAGAGAGCATGCTCATAGTTTTGAGATGATGGAGGTGATGAGAGGAAGGCTGGGGGCGGAAAGTTCAAGAGCTTCGCGGCGTTTTTTTTGGCGCGTTTTGGCGCGGTGTTTGGCGTCCATTTGGTTGTGGCATTTTTGGCAGAGTGCCAGGAGATTTTCCGGAGCGCAGTTCATGGGGAAATGGTCTTTGTGGGCGATGTTGAGCACGATGATGATGGCTTTGCCGCCTGTGGGATCGTGGTAGAAATCAAGGTTCTGTTTTGCCCACCGGTAGGTGCATCCCTCGACCATGGGAATTCGAGATTTTTGCAGCACGATGCTGTGGTTTTTGAGGCCGCATTTCTCACAGCAATTCCCTGCTCTTTCCAGGATCGCAGGGCGGATTCTGGAATGCCAATCGAGCGGATACTGTTTGTAGTCGCAGGGCATCGGGTTAGGCGATTGGCAATTCGCTGGTGACACGTCGAAAGCACATGAGGTGCTGCTGCAGGCGTTGTCCTTTTTTCAGTTTTGCAAGAAACCAGTCATGCATGGATTTTTGTGAGTCGAAGCCTTCGAGTATCCACAGTGGTTTTGAGAATAGGTGATTGATGTAAAAGAGCACTCTGTCGTCAATTCTCTCGATGGTGATCGGGGCAGTCCATAACACGGTGATTACGGTCACTTCGATCTGCTTGCTTCGATAGGCGGCACCACTCCAATTGTAGAGTTGGATCGTTTTCCCGACTGGCCATGGCTTGTTGCGAATCGTCGTGCGTTTGCGGTCAGCTAAAATGGCCGTGTTGAATTGGGAATTGAGTGGGCGGCGTATCATGGAATCAGGCTTTTTTGTTGGTGCGCGTCTTTTTAACGCGGGGTGGATATTGCAGGGTGCGCCATGCGTCCGGATAATCACACCCACACCGATAGGTTTTTTTTGCCATGCCATATTCGTCTTTGAAACCACGATATTTACCCGTGTCGCCGCAGACCGTGCATGTCGTTTTGGATTTGTATTCCAGCCATTTGTACGCTGAGGTAAAGGACCGAGCTGGGGTATGCTTCATGATTCAGAAAAGTGTTGGTTGATGCGTGGGTGCGCTCGTGGTTGGTTGAGGGGCAGTAGGCTGGGGTTGTTGGATTTTTTCCCAGGCGGAAACGTGGTGCGGGTAGCCATGGTAGATCCGGAGGAAGCAGCCATTGCAGAGGGCGTTGGCGCAGCCGTGGATCGCCTGGGCGCGATGCCACGTGGCTTCATTGCGGCACTGGCGGCATTCGCATTTCATGACTGTGGTTATTGGATTTTAGCGTTCGTATAATTAACTGTTCATCCGAGAAATATTCGCAGCCGATTTGCGATGAGTTGCAGACGTTTGCCGCGCTCCTCAAAGGCATCGTCCAGCATCCGGCGATCTTCGCCCTGTTGGTATTCGACTTGCGGATTTAGCCCGGCCTCGGCTTCTTTGAGCCATTGTTTTAGCTCGGATTTTTCGATTGCGATTCTTTCTGGTTCCATGGTTTTCGGTAGTTCGGAAGAGGATGAACAAATCGCCGCATCCAACGGCGATAAGCTCGATTGTGTATTCAGACATCTTTCTCGCCGTGGATGGGCTCGGCGTTGGGCGGGGCGGGGAATTCTGCCCAGTGGGTTACTTTGGCTTCGATTTTGTCGGCGCTGACATAGCGCCAGATTCCGGAGTCGAGGAAGCCGGTCCAGACTTCGCCGTCTTCTAGGCCGATCAGGACGGTCATGTCGTCATCGGGCAGGGCTTGTATAGCATCGATCCAGGTGACTGTGCTCATTGCTGGGCAGGTGTGAGGGTTTCGATTTCGTTCCAGGGGATGACGATCTTGGATTTGGCGATGCCGTTGTTGTCGAGCGAGCGCAGGGCTCGGATGAGCTTGAGGTAGAGTGTTTGATCCTTCAGGGCCTTCTTGGCTTTGATGCGGAATTTGTGACCGTCTTTTTCTTTGCGCTCGTACTTTTCTACGCGCTTGAACAAAGCGTTGAATTGATCTGTGGTGATCATCGCGGAAATGTCCTTTTCCAGATCGCTGCCAATATCGAATCCGCCGACGAGGGAATCGCTCTCGATGCGGATGCGGAGGCGGTGTGTGGGCGTCTCGATGATGCGTTGTTTGCCTTCGCGCTCGGCGTCTTCGAGAGGAACGTGAGGGCCTGCGAGTGCATCGGCTTCGAGGCGTTCTACGATGGCTTCGAGTTCAGTTTCCAACTCGGCGATGAGCTTTTTGATTTCGTGACCACGTTTGATATCGGCGGCTTTTTGTTCTGGTGTCATGATCGGGCTGGTTCGGGATTAGGCTTCGTTGCGGCCTTCGAGAATCGCGAGGCGGCGGTTGACGTCTTTGGTGAACAGGTCTTGCTGCAGGGCGAGCACGGCGATTTTGCGCTCGGCCTTGCGGATGATGGCACGCTGGGCCTTGGTCTCTTTGAGATTGGCGCGTTGCTTGGAAGTGAGCATTTTTTTCAGCTCGCGGGCTTCTTTCTGGTTGGCTTTGATTTCGGCTTTGGATGGCATACGTTTGTATAGTTGGAGGTTTGGGGTGTGAGGATCAGGAGAGGAAAATGGCGCGGGCGAGCTTGACAATTTTTTGCAAGTCCTTTGCCATGCGTCTGTTGCGTTTGGCGTTGATGTGATCACCGGCGCTTTGTTGGTATTGCGCATTGTTGAGCATCATTTCGATCTGGGTTTCGAGATAGGAGATGGTTTCTTTCATGATGGAGTAACGCTAATGGATGAGTGCTTGTTCGGCGGCGGTTTGGAGGTTGGTGAGGGTGAGGTCTTGTGTTTCGAGTTGTTCTAGGACATCGCTGAGGCCGCGAAGGAATTCGGCTTTGTGTTTCCAGAAATTCACGGCGCGCTCGGAGATGTAGACTTGGCCGGTGCGGGCGATGTGATCTGCTGCGGTGGCGAGTTCTTCGAGTTCTTCACGGGTGGTGGCGAGGTCGAGCATGGGATGGTGTTGTTGGAGGTGAGGCGGTAGACAATGAGGTTGGTGTTTCCGAGTGGACTGCACTCGATGAATTTTCGTGCAACGAGCTGGGAGAGAAGCAGCTGGACAGCCTCGGTAGGCAGATCGAGGCGGCCAGCGATGCTATCGGCGGTCGCTTGGCTGATGCTGAGGTCTTTGAGGATTTTCTCGTGGTTAGTCATTTCTTGGCGTATTGGGTTTCTCCCATCATTTGGTGACGGACGGCCATGGACTCTTTCACCTCCGCTGCAGTGAGTTTGCAGTCCTTTTTCTTGGCGATGCGGCTGGCGAATTTCAGGGTCTCGCAGACGATGCCAAGGCGGCCTGGGCTATTGGCGATTTTGATAAGTTCTTTGCGAAGATCCGCCGGAGTGTGCGCAAGGTATTGATCGACGATGGGGCCAATGTCATCCCATTCGAATTCGCGGGGCAATTGCACCGGCATGCCGATACGGCCGAGAACTTGCTCATACATGTAGTCGCTCTTGGCGATGCCTTCATCGAACCGGCGGGTGGTGAGCAGGCCGAGACCGCAGCCGGTGCGGTCGTGGATATCGCGAAGGATCTCCAGCAGCGTGGGATCGGTGCGGCGGTCTTTGGGGAGCAGCCGGTGCGCCTCGTCGACGATGAGCATGCGGTTGCTGTTGAAGGCGCGCAGGATGGCATCGTGCATGTTCGTGGTGCTATTGGCCTTGTTGATGCCGAGGACCATGGCGAGTTCTTTGAGGAGCGGTTTTGCGCCGCCGATGGCGGGTGCGGTGATGTAGGCGGTGCGGCCGTGGTTGTTCTGATCACGCCACCATTTTGCAGCTACGGTTTTGCCTTGGCGTGACTCACCAGTGATCTTGGTAATGGAGTTGTTTGCCAGAGCGTAGGTGAGGCCGCCGGTGACGAGGCGAGTGATGCGTGTCTCACGAAAATCTGCGTGCTTGATGGCGACCCGTTCCGTGATAATGCGGCGGTAGGATTTGATGCTCTCCACCACTTTGTCCCAGCTTCCTTCGTAGGTGCCTTTCAGCACGCGGAAGATCACGGTCTGTGAGTAGTTGAGCGCGTTGCAGACTTGTTTCCAGTCCAGATTTTCTTCCAGGCTGTGTTGATGAAACCATGCAAGCTCTTCGGCAATTTCTGGATCCAGTTCGCGCCATGAATTGAGATTGAACGGGATGTTGATTCTGCTGTGCGCCGAGGAGGCGAGAGCGGATTCGCCGCGTGCAACGATGGATGCTCCGCGCAGTTCTTCTGTGGTGGTATCGGTGGGTATTGTTGTTGTTGTTTTTGCCATGATGTGTGTGGTGTTGAAAAATCAATCTTCGAGGTAGTGAGCGATGGTTTCGTCGCTGATGGCGGGCTGCACTTGCTCGGGAGTGAGGGCTTGGGAAATCGCAGCCTCGTCAAGATGCTCTGCCCAGGAGCGGTGGCGGCGGGTAGTGACAGCCTTCTGTGCAGACTCACTGCGGGCGGCCGCGATTTCCTCCTCGGTCACGGGTGCGCCGGTGATGAGGCGATCATTGTGCTCGCGCATTTCCATGCGGTCTTGGATGACAGGTGCAAGGGCATTGCGGACCGGGGCTTCCAGGTCTGCCTTGATGGCGCTGCGCTCGCCGAGGCGAGCGGTCATGGCATCGGTATCCATGAATCCGATACGTGTCGTGGCGGCGAGGTGACCGATGTAGCAGTCATTCTCATCCGAGATGCAAACCTCGGTGGGATCGGCAGGATTGAAGCGAGCTAACAGTTTCAGTCCAGGGCGAAGCATTTCTGCTCCGTGGCGAGTGATGATGCGGCAGAGATAGATGAAAGGCTCTGGCCCCGCGAGCTGGTCTTGGATGGTGATGGTGCGGTCGCTCTTTACGGTGACTTCCCTCGCCCACTGGCGCGGGATGAGCAGCGGCACGGCGGACTTGGGAAGTTTGGTGAGTTCGCCCTTGTGCATCTCCATGACTTGGCGAGGGCTGAGGCGATGGGGTTTGGTGAAGCCAGGTGCATCGAGCAAACTGAGGGCGAGTTCTTGGGTGCGGGCTGGCAGCTTGGCCAGCTGGTCCGGTGTCATCCAAGGCGCGTCATCAGATGGAGCCAATCGGATGAGCGGAACCACATGGCCGCATGACTCCCAGCCTTCCAGAGCGTGATCTGTGCGGGCGTTGATGGTCTCATAGATGGAAGCGTAGAGCTGGCCGAATTGCGCGAGCGTGTGCAGCGGCCAGCGAATCATTTCTTGGCGTTCCGGTGAGAGTGTGGCGTAGGCTTTGAGCAGCTGGGTGGTATAGATATCGAGGCCATAGTTTTCTTCGGGGCCGTGCGTGCGCTCATTCAGGCCGATCTGGCCGAGCAGCATGCTGGACTCATTGCGGACGAGATTGAACATGGACTCGATGGGAGACTTGAAGCGGAAGTTGCCAGAGCTTTGCGGGCGGAAGAGCATGCCAGCGAATGCTGGTTGATTGAAGAGGCCGGAGCGATCGATGCGGAGCTTGCCACCGGTGACGAATGCCAGGGCTTCATCGAAGTTGCTGATGCCATTGGCGGTCTCGATCTTTTGGTTGTTGTAGCCGGATGCGGTGCCGTGTTCGAAAACGAAAATGGAACCTTCATCATCCGTGCGATAGCCAATGTGAGTGAGCACGTGAATCACGAACCAAACAAAGTCTTGCTGGTTGAGAGACTTCACGGTGTCGCTATCGGCATCGAGATAGCGCGAGCGGATGATGTAGTCGACAAAGCAGCCGGAGAGATAATCGAGCGCATTGAATCCCTGGGGGCGCATGGCCTTCTGGCTAAGTCCTGGAGCGACGATGCGCTGATCGTAGTCCTGGTCATCGAAGAACATGACCTGTCCGAATTTGAGGCCGACACGAGTCTTGAGGATGGAGGGGAGAAAGGCGCTGGCAGCTTTGGTGCCTTGGCGGGCGAGGCGCTGATTGTGCTGGCAGGGTTTGAGGCGATTGAGATTTTTTACGCTGAACCCAGCGGGGTATCCTTTTACGCTGGGTGGTGGAGGCGTTGTGTATCCTGGCAATGCGTGCTGCGGATCACCGGTGCGCCGCCAGAGAGACCATTGATCGATGACGATGCGCTGCACGGCAGCGCCGGAGCTATCGCGCTGATTGCGAAGATGCAGGGATTCCACCCAAGCTTTGAATGCGGGAGGCAATCCACTCTCGGGGCATTTCGCGCCATTGATAAGGCCCGTCCATCCACGCTCTCTGAATGCCTCGATTTTTCGATAGACAGTGCCTGGTGACACTCGCAGGCGGGTGCAGATCGATGCGATCACCTGCCCCGTGGTTCCTCGCCCGGCAGAGTTCAACTCTTTGATCGCTTCCATCCACATGAGCACATCGCGGCGAACGTCTTCACGAAGTTGTGAGAAATCGTGTAGCTCCTCAGGGTGCAGGGATTTGAGCGCGAGTGACATGGTGGTGGAAGTGACGAGTGGGAAGTGATCAGTGATCAGGATTTCATGCGGGTCTTCAGCACGGCTTCCGCTTCCTCATAGGTGGCGCGGAGTTCGGCGACGTAGTCGACAAGGCCAAAGGGCACTTCATCCGTAGCGGAGAGTGGCAGGGTGTGCAGGGCGTGCTTGAAGTTGGATCCAGAGCGGAGTTTGCTGAGTTCTGTGATGACGCTACCACCGGCGAAGTCCCAGGCGAGCTGCAGCTCTGATGGCTTGGTGCGCTTCGCGCTGCCACCAGCGCTGTGATCCGGGGCGGGTGGAGGGCATTTGATGAGTCTGAATTCCTGCAGCAGGCTGGTGATGCTTTCGCCATCGGTGGCAGTGCGGATGGCGTCTTGCAGGGTTTTTGCATCGGCCTGGCTCAGAGTTTGCACAGGTTTGTCTAGCAGGCCGAGCAGCTTCGTGGATCCTCCGATCTTGGCGATCTTGGCTTTCACGGCGAGCCCGGATTCAATGAACCGGCGGGCGGTGGGTTCACTGATGCCGAGTTCCTTTTGCAGCAGCTCCGGCCAGGTGATTTTTCCTTCGGCCGAGTGGCGATTTCCTCCGTGCGTGTATCCTTCTTTTTCTTTGAGTGCTTGTAGAGTCATGCCGAGGCAGACTTTGGCAGCTACAGTCATGAGGGCGTGGCCTTTGAACAGGTCCAGCAGCTGACGGGCATCATCCCAGGATGGGAGCTTGGTTGTTAGTTTTTTGGACATCTCTTTTTTTTGGGAAGTGTGGAGTGATCAGCGATCCGTGGTGTTGAGATAGGATTTCCAGTGGCGGCGGTTGCGGAGCTGGTGAATGGTCATCGTGCGGGCTAGGTCTGCGATGATCAGTGAGATCAGTGCAATGATCAGGAACGGCCACTGAGGGTTGATCGCAATGGCGTAGAGCATTGCAGCGCACAGCGCAGTGCCGATCAGGCAGAGCAACGCATTGATGACGAGCAAAGCAGTGGTGCCTTGGACTAATGAGCGGATGTAGGATTGTGGGATCATGGAATCGAGTTGGTTAGGATTGAGTGATCAGTGAGCAGTGGGTTGAGGTGGGGTGCGAAGGGCTTTGTAAATCTGAGAGCAGTGGGAAGATGCGGATGCGAAGTCGATGCTCACATCAAAGGCGGCAGCGCGCGTGGCGACTGGCGAGTCATCACCAGCGATAGCTTTGGCGAGCACTTCCGTGATGCCCTCCAAGAGAGAGATGATTTTAGACGCCTGCAGTTCGTTGGTGATTCCGAGTTTTTCTAATGCGGGATTCATGGCTTTGATTTGGGTAGGATGGTAAGGAGGTGAGCGGTCTCAGGGTCAGCGGCCAAGTGCTGGCGAAGGCGAAGGCGGAATTTTAGTTCGATCGCGGCGACTTCGGATTCTTTGAGCCCCATGCGCTTTGCTACCTCGCGGCGAGGCACGCCAGGAATGAGCTGGCTAGTGTGCTGTGATTTGGAGGCTGAGCTGGGCATGGTGAATGGAGTGAAAGGTGATCAGTTAGGCTGGGATTTTGATTTGGGATTTGTAGAGGCGGTAGAGGCGTAAGATGCGGGAGGCGATGAGGTGGGTGCGTTTGTCTCCGGCAAGTGCATGGAGCCAGCGAGCATGGTGACGACGTTGGGCGCGGGCGGTGGCAATGAAATCTGGTTTGAGCTGGGTTTTCATGATTCGAGGTATTCTAGGATTTCTTCGAGATCGCGATCGAGGCGGCAGAGTTCACCGTGATCTGACCATGCGAGTTGCGGATGATCCGGTGACGGCATGTCTTCTGCCGCCGATTGCAAGCGTGCGATTTTTTCCAGCACGGCATTGTGCTTGGCGGCGTAGTTGACTTGGAGGTTCTGGGCCATGGTGTTGTTAGGCGGGTTGCTTGTTGAGTTTTTCACGCACTGCTTTGCGGATAAGTTTGCTGCAATCCGTATCCTCGCGTTTGGCAGCAGCTTTCAGGTCGTCGATAATCGACTCGGGGAAGTAGATGAGCAGTGCTTTTTTGCCGGTTGGCTTTTTGCGTTTCGTGGCAGGCATGGGAAACACGTTATATAATGATTATATAATTGCAATAAAAAAATTGCGTTGCGCTGAAAAAAGTTCTACACCCTTGAAATTGCGATGAATGAAGGCAGACAAAAGGGAATGATTCTAATGGTGAGCGAAGCTTTCCTTGCTGAAATCGACAAGGCGTATCCGAGCTTGGGATACAGCGACCGTGCTAGCTTTGTCAGGGCTGCGGTTCATGAGTATTTAAGTCAAAACAATATTAAGCTGCCAATGTCTTTTCGTGCAGCTCCTCCTAGAACTGGCAAGTCAAAAGGAGGGCGGCCCAAGAAGATTTCAAGTCGTCAGATTGAAGACTTGAAAGTCTCGGCCAAACCCAAAAAAACCAAACTCAAGCCTGTTCCCGGAACCGGCAATTCCGATGAAAACACGAAAGCCGGATAGAAAATCCCCCCATTTACCGTATCACTAACGAACATATTATCATCGGGCCGTGGCCATTCAAGCTTATCTAACATAACCATATGAAATTGATCCTCGCAGCCGCACTTTGTTTTTGTCCTGCCTGGGCAGAGCAAATCAAAGGTAAGGTGGTGAATGTTCATGATGGAGACACCATCACGCTGTTGGCTGACAACACCCAGCACAAGATCCGGCTGGACGCGATTGATGCACCCGAAAGCAAGCAGGCGTTTGGCGAAGCATCAAGGAAAGCTCTGGCCGCCTTAGTCGCTGGAAAACAGGTGACCGTGGACTGGACAAAACGTGATCGCTACCAACGAATCATAGGTCAAGTGAAGATTGGATCTACAGAGGTAAACCTAAAACAAGTTGCGACCGGCATGGCCTGGCATTTTACTGAATACAGCAAAGACAAGCGTTATGCGGATGCCCAAACCGAGGCGAAAGAAAAGAAGATTGGCCTGTGGGTGGATCCGCAGCCGGTGGCACCGTGGGAGTTTAGGAAGAACCAGAAAAAGTAAGCGTGAGAAAATCGGCTGTATTTTGGAATTGCGCATGTAATCCTCGTTAGGCACGATAGCCAAGTAATGAAAAAAATTCTTATCCCAGTGTTTTGGGCTATTACTATTGTCATCACAAGCTTTGTGAGTAATTTGATGCAGAAGAATGCTCGCGGAAAAGTTATCAGCGACGTCAAAGGTTTTCTTGAAAAAGGCAACTTTTCGGAGGCTGACATGGTGCTTCTCTATGCTAAGCATGGAAACGGGCCAGAGCAACAGATGTTGTTTGAGGGTTTGCGAGACACTCAGGCGCTCAAAAAAGCAAAAGAGCAGATTGCCAAACAAAAGCGCGAATTAGAACTTACGCGCAAAGTCGCAGAGTCAGTAGAGGAATTGAAGGCAAGCTATGAAAATAGCTTAGCCGCACATGAAAAAGCAAAGGAAGCATCGCGAAAACTAATCGAAGCATACAAGGCTAAGGAGGCTGCTATGGCTGAAAGCGTGGTAGAGAAGCCCGCCAATTACAATACAGCTGTGCCTCAATCCCCGCCTGCTTATCTGCCGCCGATTGTCAAAGCGACAGACGCAGAACCGGCCGTTCCTAATTGGCAGATGCCAACAAGGAATCAGGCACTGGCTATAGCTAGGAAAAACGCAGAAGCAAAATGGCCTAATAACTACTCGATGATGGAATATGAGTTGAATAATCAAATGGAGGCATTTGACAAGTTGGCTCAATATCAAAAGCAAAGCTGGAAGCCGTTGATGAAGACAATGATCAACTCAGCGGCGAAAAAATGGCCCCAAAATTACAACATGATGGTCTATGAAATTGAAAATCAGATAGACGCAAAAGAAAGATTAGATGCCGCTAGGTAAACAAATCGTAAGCGTTACCAAGCGCCATCTCCATTACGAAAAAAGCTCCGGAGTGATCTGGAGCTTTTTCGTGTGCTATACTTGCGGCATGGCAACGGAGCAGATGACACTGATGATCTGGGAGACCAGCGTTAGCAGCAATGGCAATGGCAGTGCCGTGATCGCCCGCAAGCCGGTGTTTTCGATGACGGCTGATAAGGCCGCTAAGGTGCTGGGTTGCGATGTGCAGACGGTGTGGCGGCTCTACCGCAATGGAGTGCTGACTGGCTGCAAACCCGGTGCTGGACTTACTGTCCGGAAGGATGGACGTAAGAGCAACGCGAAGCTCAGGCTCGACACGGAGAGCGTGCTGAGATATAAGGCGGCCATCCAGCAAACTGGAGTGTTTTGATTGGGTGTGAAGTCATGAGTGAGCAGTGATCAGTGATTGATTTCACGGCTGCTAGTGAAGTGAAGGTGCGTCACGTGCGTGATGTGTGACCCTGCCGTAATGCGGCTATGGCAAAGTGAAGTCCCTCGCAGGACCGCCATACCTGCACAAGTCGCCGGTGCGGAAGGTTTTGGGTATCTCCCTCCGCACCGGCGCAACAAGCCAAAGGACACACATCATGAAAAACATCATCTTATCTCTTGTTCGTCACGCACTCACGGCATTGGCCGGGGTGGGAACATTTCTGGCCGGGCGCGGTCTGATCGCTCCAGAAGATGCCGCCGCTGTGAATGCCAGCGGGGCCACGATTCAGGATGCGCTCGCTGTCGTAGCGGTGGCGGTCATCGCTCGGCTCATGATCCATTTCGGGGTCAAGATTTTCTCCATGGAAAACGAGGATGGGAATGGCGGTAGCGCTTTGCTGCTGTTGTTGGGGGTGGCAGGCCTTATGGGATTGGGCCTGCCATCCTGTTCTCCCCAGCAGATTGAAGCGGCTAAGAACGTGCCGGTGAAGGCGTGCTATGAGGGCAAGAATGGCAACAAGGTTTGCTACGGATCGAAGAGTGGAATTGAAGTGGAAGTGATCAGTGCGAAGTGAGCAATGATCAGGGTTTTTTAAATCTCCGGTAGAAGGATGAACAGCGCGAAAGTGGGATGACACGCGAGAGCCCAATTTTTAACGCCAACAACACAGGTTATGAGCAAGGCAATTGAAGAATTCGATACGTGGGTGGAATCGCTGAATCTCCGCCATTTCAAGCCGCATGAGGTGCGGTTCTTGGGCAATGCTCACTATTCCAACGGCAAGGCCGCCGGGCTGAATACGCTGCCGCCGAAGTCTCTGCGTGCGCGGTTGGTTCCGGTGCTGCGTGCAGCGGATGAAGCCAGGGAGCGACTGCGCACTGGCGTGATCATTCTCTCCGCGTATCGGTCCCCTGCGTACAATGCTGCCATCGGTGGCGCGCGCGCGTCGCGACACATGCAGTGCGATGCGCTGGACATTGCCGCGCCCAAGATCCCGGTGACCAAGCTGCGGGCGATGCTGAAGCAACTCCGCTCGGAAGGGTTTTTCACCGGCGGACTCGGTCTCAAATACGCGAACTTCGTGCACCTGGACAATCGCGGCACCAACGTGGAGTTTTGACATGAACGAGGCGCAACATCTTTACGAGCTGCTTTGCGACGCACCTGATCCACGGTCGAATGTGGCGGAGCTAAGCAAGCACGAGCTAGTGCTGCTATCGAATCACATCGCGCATGTGATCGCGCGAAATGGAGGGGCTGAAACAGGCGTGCCGGGTTTGTGCAAAGGCTTGGTGGAAATGGAAGCGGCTCAGAGATTTTTCACAGACGATTTATGATGATGCTATGGATGCAAATGGTGTTGGCTGAGGCCGTGGTCACGCACGGGACTCAGGGTGAGGTGTCCACGATCACCACAGGAGCGATCTCAGCCATTGCCGGTGGCATAGTATCGGTGCTGGTGATGTATTTTCGCACGCGGACAAAGGTGACGGTGGATGGAGCTGTGAGCGTAGATCACATGCCAGGCAAACGTGAGCCCCAAGTTTCCTGGACAGAGGTGCGCGATCTGAAAGATCGGATGAGTCAAGTGGAACGCAGGGTCGATGAGATCAAGGCTGCGCAGGGAAAGAACTTTGTGATGATCATGGAAAGTCAGCACGCGAGCGAGCTCAGGTTAATGGATAAGATCGAGAAAAGCATCAGCCCTGTGCACAACCGAATTGATGAAATGCTGCGGGTGCTGGCTGAGAGAAAGAAACCACAAGGCTAAACATCATGGAAGTATTTCGCAAAAAACGAGCGATGCATGCGCTCCTGGAGGCACTGGACGCCGCTGATGGCTATCCCGTGGAAGATGGAGTGTTGCGCTCTTACGTAAGCGACCTGGTGAAGCCACCGCTCAAAGATAGCGAATGGAATGGCATGACCGGAGATGCTCTCAAAAACGATCTGATTGCCAAGGTGCCGAACAAACTCGATGGCGATCTCATCCAATACACGATCACTGAACGCGGCCAGGCCGTGAAACGTAACTGACATGAGCGACAAGGAAGTCAGAGCCGATGCTAAGCTTAAGAACCTCTCCCCGGATGTTCTGGATACACTTTGGCGTTTACGCCATCCCGAAGAGGATGGCGAAAAGCTGACTCTGGAAGCAGTGCTGGTGGAGCTGAAGAACGAGCATGGTGTCGAGGTCAGTATTTCGACGCTCAGCGAATTTTACAAATGGCTGCGGTTCAAACGCAGGATGGAAAGCGGCCGCCGAATCACCGACCAGGTGATGGAGCAAATGCGTCGTGACCCGAGTATGACGCTGGAGCAGATGCACGATGCAGCGCAGTTCGTCTTCGCCAACGCGACGCTCGACCAGGATGACCCGAAGACTTACATCGCCCTGGCCAAGCTGCGCCTCGATGCGGAGAAGGTGAAAAACGACCAGCGCCGGATCCGGCTGCTGGAGGAAAATGCCGCGAGCGCGAAGGCGAAGCTGGAGACGCTGGCGAAGGACAATAAAGGAGGGCTCACTGCTGAGACTCTCAAGGTGATCGAGGAGGCGGCAGGCCTGCTCTAAGTCTCTGCAATTTTTGAATGGATGAAACGATGGACACAAAACGAAAAAAAGCGGGATTCGGGAGGTTTGGGAAAAACCGCTCAAATCGGCGATTTAAGGGGGGGGTTCCTGAAAACCGCCACTGTGACGCTCCTGAGGGCGGGGAAATCGTTTTGCAATGGCTTTGCAATGGCTTTGTGGGCGCGCAGGGGGGGAATCCTCTGGTCGGTTTTGGCATTATCGCTGGCCGAGGCGTTTGCGGCTGAATTTACGGATATGGGACGAGCAAAAAACATACCGGCGAAGAATACGCTACTGCTGCCCTACCAGACGCGTTGGGTGAAGGATGAATCTCGCCTGAAAATCTGTGAGAAATCCCGCCAGATCGGATGGACCTGGGCGACGGCCTACGGGCTGGTGTCCCGCAAGTCCCTGGTGACTGCCAAGCTCGATGCGTGGATCAGCTCGCGGGATGATATTCAGGCACGATTGTTTCTGGAGGACTGCAAGGGCTTTGCCGGGCTGCTGAACACGGCGGCCAAAGACATGGGGGAACGCGTGATCGATGATAAAGGTCACAGTGCCTACGTGCTGCAAATGGCGAACGATCTGCGCCTGCACAGCATGTCATCTAATCCCGATGCCCAGGCGGGCAAGCGCGGCGACCGTGTGCTGGATGAGTTCGCACTGCATCCGGATCCGCGCAAGCTCTACTCCATTGCGTATCCCGGCATTACCTGGGGCGGCTCGATTGAAATCTTCAGCACGCACCGTGGCAGCCACAATTTCTTCAATCAGCTCATCCGAGAGATCCGCGAGAAGGGCAATCCGAAAAAGTTCAGTCTGCACCGGGTCACCTTGCAGGATGCGTTGGATGCCGGATTTCTTTTCAAGCTGCAGAGCAAGCTGCCAGCGGATGATGAGCGCCAGGAGATGGACGAGGCGGATTACTTCAACTTTATCAAGAGCGGCTGCGCGGATGAGGAGAGCTTTCTGCAGGAATACATGTGCGTGCCTGCGGATGATGCCAGCGCGTTTCTCTCCTACGATGAAATCGCTAAGTGCTACTACGGTCCGAACGATGCCTGGGAAACGGCATGGCCTGAGATGACCGGCGACATCTACGTGGGTGTGGACGTGGGCCGCGAGCATGACCTGACGGTGATCTGGGTGCTGGAAAAATTCGGCGGTGTGTATTTCACGCGCCGTGTCATCGAGATGAAGGCGGAAACTTTCAGCGCGCAGGAAGCGCGGATGTATGAAGTGCTGGAGCAGCGCAACGTGCGCCGCACCTGCATTGACGACACCGGCCTGGGCATGCAGTTCGCGGAGCGGGCTGCCGAGCGCTTTGGCAAATACCGTGTGGAAGGTGTGCGCTTCACCGGTCCGGTGAAAGAGGAGCTGGCCTATCCGGTAAAAGCCGCCTTTGAAGACATGCGCATCCGCATCCCGGATCGCCGCGAGATCACGGCCGACCTGCGCGCCATCAAAAAGGAAACGACCGCGAGCGGCAACGTGCGCTTCACGGCCGACCGTGGCAAGAATGGTCACTCCGATAGATTCTGGGCGCTGGCTCTTGCTCTGCACGCTGGCAAGACAAATGGCGTGCCGGTAGCTTTCGATAGTATGAAAATTTCCAATGACGGCACACGCCGAGGGAGAGGAGGTGTCCTGTGAGTTTTGACATGGAGAGTCTGGGTCAACGCTGGCGTCTGACGCGGTTCAATCCGCTGCGATCGCTTACTCCGGAGAAGTTAGCCTCATCGCTCGATCAATTCGCAGCAGGTTGGCTGCGGGACGCGGCGTTGATCTTTGAAACCATCGAGTCGCGCGAGTTCATGATCAAGTCGGTGATGGCCAAGCGCCGCGCGGCAGTGGCCCGCCGGGACTGGCAGATCATCACGCCTGATCCGGATGATCCTAATGCCGAAGCACACAAAGCCACGCTGGAGTATTTTTACAACAACCTCACAGTGACCGATGCCACGGACCTGAATGTCCGAACCGGCGTGAGCGGCCTGCTACGCCAGATGATGGATGCCGTGCTGCAGAAGTATGCGGTGCACGAAATTATCTGGAAGCTAGATGGCGATGGCGTTACGGCTGAGCTGCGGCGCGTGCCACTGTATTTCTTCGAGAACCGCACGGGTAAGCTCAAGTTCGTGGGCGTGGACAACCGTGCCGATGGAACGCCCCTGGAAGAGGGCGGCTGGATGGTGACGGTGGGCGATGGCTTGGGTGAGGCTCTTTCCATCCTCTACATGTTCAAGCGCCTGGGCGTGCAAGATCTCATCGCCTTTTCTGAAAAGTTTTCCATCCCTGGTGTGCTGGGGCGCACCACTGCGGCGAAAGACAGCGATGCCGGAAAAGCGATGCGCGATAGCGTGATGTCCTATGCCGCCGATTGGATTGGGGTGACCTACAATGATGACGGATCTATCAAGAGCCCGATCGAAATCATGCAAACGCCGAGCAGCGGCACGCTGCCTCAGATGAGCATCATCGAGTATATGGATCGCGGCATTGCCACCCTTGTTCGCGGGGGTGACCTTTCCACCATTTCTCGTGGCGATGGCACGGGCAGCAATCCGCAAACCGATGAAATGGATGCGCTGCTGCAGGATGACTGCGCGATGATTTCCGAGACACTGCAAACTCAACTCGACCGCATGGTGATCCGCATGGTGCATGGCGACGTGAAGCCGGCCGCCTACATCGTGGTCAATCCACCAAGCGATGAAGATCTGGTGCGCGAACTCAACATCGACAGGGGGCTGTCCGAGCTGGGCGTGAAGCAGGATCCGGAAGATCTGGCAGAGCGTTACGGACGCGAGATCGCGCAGCCGGTGGTAGTGCCTACCGTCACCATGGCCAATGAGGCCGAGTATTTTCAGGCAGATGAATTGCGCGGGCTGGTGGCGGAAGGCTTTGCCGATGTGGCGGTGTTGATCGATCAGGCCCTGCGCGCAGAGGGTAAAGAGCGAGCGCGATTGCTCCAGGAGGCGGCCGCATTACTGCCCGACAAACTCACCAATGCCGCTTTGGATGATGCGGTCACAAAACTTCTAACGGAAGCACTGCTCCGAACCAACAACCAAGACCAACCATGAAACTGAAACGTTACGTTCTTGCGGCCAATGATGCCGCCCAGGCAATCCTCGCCAATGCTGCGGATGGCGGAAGCCCATTTGCGATCCTACAACCGGATGGCTTTTTTGTGCCTTACGGTGAATTCCCGCACAAGCTGGGCTTGCAGAGATTCGATAAAGCTGCTGCGGAGGAAATGGTGGCGAACCACAACGGGATGCTCAACAAGATCGTAAGCTGGGCACGAGGCAAATCGGCCAGCTACCCCGTTTATATCGGTCACCCTGATTTGCCAGGATCAAAGGACACGGACAAACGTGCCTATGGCTGGATCGAGGACATGATTGCCGAAAATGATGGACTCCGTCTGCCTGTGAAGTGGAGTGATGCTGGGCGCGAGCTAGTTGAGAATGGGCATTTCCGGTTCTATTCCCCGCTTTGGTGGACCAAACCAGCCAAGCGCGGCGTGGTGCAGCCGGTCTCTCTGAAAAGTATGGGCCTGACCAATGACCCGAATATCCCCGTGCCTGCATTGGCGAATGAAGCCGATCAGGAAGATGACATGGGCGACGAGGACGAATCTCAACAACAAAACAACGATATGGATCTTACCAAGATGATCGAAATGCTGGGTCTGCCTCCCGAGGCGACATACGACGATGTGCTGGCAGCACTGTCTGCCGTTTTGAAGGATAAAGCCGATGCTGCGGCCGCGAATCAGGCCAAGCTCGATGCGGATGTTGCAAAGCTCAAAGCGGAAGAGGAAAAGCAGAAGGCCGAGCAGGACAAGGTGGCGGCGGAAAATTCCGCGTCGACTGCCCGCAACAAAATCGTGTTCCTGGAGTCAGCTCTGACCGCTGCCGCCAATGCGGCCGTAGATGCCGCAGTCAAGTCTGGCAAGATCACCACAGCCGAGCGTGATGCGAAGGTAAGCGAGCTGCTGGCCGCGAATGACTTTGCAACGGCGCTGCAAGACCTAGGCAAACTGGAAGCCAAGGTGAAAACCTCTAGTGTCACCGGCAACCTGGGCGGCGAGAAATCACGCCTGGTGCAGGCCTCCAATGATGCCGCTGCTGCGGCACGTGCGGAACGTGCCACGTTGGTGGAAAACGAATTTCAAAACACCAATCCGACATTGTCCCTGGGTGAGCGCAAGCGCATCGCCTGGGAACGTGCTCAGAAAAAGAATCCCGAGGTCTTCGGGAAGAAAGAATCTTCCGGATCGGCAGCGTGACCGCCCGGTAGCATAGCAACACGCACCCTGTAAACCAAACATCATCATGAAAATGAAAACACACATCATCATCGCGGTTGCTGCGTTGGTGTCCGCTATCCGAGGCATGCGCCTCGCGGCGAACACCTACGATGCCGCCGTGGAAACTCACGAATCCTCCGTGACTCGCACTAACGACGCAGCCATCGCTACGCGCCACCTACTTTGGAAAAAAGGAGCTGGTGACAACACGGTGGACATCTGCGGCGCTGGCGACGTGCCGCTGGGCACCATCGACAACATCGAGACCTCGACTGGCATGCGGCAAAGCGTGCTGCTGCTGGGTAAAGGTCCGACGAAAAAAATGATCGCCTCTGAAGCAATCACCGCCGGAGAGCAAGTCTACACCGCTGCCAATGGCAAGGTGCAAGATCAGCCTACCGGAGCCACCGTCTACCTTGTGGGCACTGCACTGACCGCCGGATCCACCGATGAGGTGATCGAGGTAGTCTGCTGCACGCCAGTTCGCATGGTCTTTGCATAACCTCTAGCCAATCAGTCTTCTAATTTACACATATGAAAATGTTGCACATCATCCTAATGTTGGCGCTTTGCGCCATTATCGCCCCTGTGCTCTTTGCATGGGTTTCCCACACCGGCCGCACCCTCGTGGCTAACAGCCGCGAAGCCGCCGGTTCTGCTGTCAGTCGCTTCGCTGCTCTCGCGGCCAACGTCAACTCGCTCAATGACAACAGTCATTTCTATAAGCCATCATCCAACGATGCGCCATCTGGAATTGTCTTAGCTGCCAATGATGCCAACTTTGACGCAACTCACCTAAGCGAACCCCTGACCGAATACATCGCGGATACTCCGGATGATGACGGTTTGGATATCATGCTGGAACAAGCATGTCCATCAGTGCCGGTTGGCCGAGCATTCAGTTACCGTAAGCATGATACGGCCGAGGCTTTCCAAGCCGCGATCAATGACGAGGACATCCGAGAAATCGGTGGTGAATTTCCGCTGGTCCGTCCTACGGGAACTCAAGTTGAAGGCCGCACGCACAACAAAGGTTTTACCGTCATTCTCGACAATGACCAAGGCGGTGAAGACATGACCGTGCAGCAACGATGGATCACCAACCTCCGCAACCGACTTCTTCGCACGGAGTTGTACCGCGTTGAGGCATTGCTGGAAGCGAATGATACCGCACTGACACCCAACTGGGGTGGATCCAATGCAGCTGCAGATCCTGATGGCAACATCATGGCTGACCTTGACTTGGGTGGCGATGCTCGCGGTATTAACAGCAACACCGTCCTCTATGGTGGCAGCGCATGGGTGAAGCGCTTCCTGTCTCTTGGCCTCGGCAGCAATGCCGCGCGTCATCAGACTCGAAACCTTACTCCTGATCAGCTCAGCGCTCTTCTGATGGTGGATCGTTTGATGGTGGCAAAGTTCCGCCGCCAAACAGGTGCCACGACAAAAGGTAAGATCGTTGGCGACAAGGTGTTCTCCTACTTTACTAAAGCTGGAGCCACCACTAACGACGCTTCAAACATCAAGCGCTTTGTGACGCCAGTGCCAGGTGGAGGAACGTTCCGCGTGTATGTTGAGCCGGTGCTGAAACGCACCAAAATCAGCGTGGAGCATTACTCCCTTGTTGAGCTGACCAGTGCGCTCGGCATTCGCAAGACTGCGCCGACCTTCTCCTGATAGGTAATCCGGTTCGTGCGGCTGAGGGTAACAGCTCTCAGCCGCATCACCGGGCAACCAATGGGAAAACAAATAAGCTGAAATTTCGATTTTATGGCATGGAGAACAATCACCGCAGATGATGTCAAGGGAGCAATGAGCTCTCCGGAGCTGGATGCGTACAACGCGGCCGCCATCGGTATTGGACAAGACCCGCTGGCTGACATCACCGAGACGGCGGTGCAGGAAGCGCGTGCACACATCGCCGACTGTGCCACCAATTCACTAGGAGCTGGAAGCACGGTGCCGGATCGTGTGGTGCATCACATCCTCGCCATCATCCGCTACCGCATGCTGACGCGCCTGGACATGGAAGTGAGCGAAGACCGCAGGACGGAATACCGCGCCGCGATGCGTTTCTTTGAACGAGTGGCGGAATGCAAGGTGGGTATCGAAGCTCCGCAGGGAGCCACCGAAGCAACCGGTGCGAGCGCGCAGACAGAAACTCTTGTGAGCAGACCACGCATCGCTGGCCGTGATCAATTAAAGGGACTCTAACGCATGAACCAGAGAGAGACATTTGACGCATTCAAGGCGGCGCAGGATCGGGGGATTCTTCCCACGGATCTGGGCAGTGCCGATTTGCGCGATCTCTCGGCAGGCATTCGTGCACGTAGTGTCTTCGTGGCCCGTGGCACAAGTGCCGTTTTTGCGAGCAAGCTCAAGCAAGTGATCAACCAGCTCGCTGCCGGTGACATCGGCGAAGCGGATGCGCGAGTGGCTTTGCTGGAGACGCTGCGCGCGCTGGAATATACGCCTGAGGGTGGATTCCCGGAAGATGCCGGAAGTGTGCCACCTGCCGTGCGTGGCTCGCTCCAAGATCTGAGCAGCTTCCGCAGACTGGATCTGATCGTGCGCACGCAGATCGATCTGATGACCGGCGCTGGACAGCAGATGCGTGGTCTGGAGCCAGTGCGACTGGCAGCATTCCCGTGCTGGGAGCTGTTGCGTGTTTTACCTGTGCGCGTGCCGCGTGACTGGCAGAAACGGTGGGAAGAGGTGGGCGGCGCATTGTATGACGGCCGCATGATTGCACCAAAGGGAGACCCGATCTGGGGAGAGCTGGGTTCATCGTTCGATGACTCACTGGATGTTGACCATCCGCCCTTCGCGTTCAATTCCGGCATGGGCTGGCGCGAGGTCTCTGCGCAGGCCGCAACGACGATGGGCATCACGGCGAGTGATGGCACTCCCTGGGAAGAGTTTCTGGGGGCAGAGGAACGCCCGCGAACACTGTCCGGCCAGGTGCCATTGCCAGCGCCGAAGCTGCAGGTGAAAAATGTGGATCCGGAAATCCGCACGCGGCTGGAAGAGGAAGTGAAGTCCTACACCAAGCCGGATGGCAGTATCAATTTTGACGATATTTTAGAAGCGGAGCTGAAGGCGGCCGCAAAAGCATACGAGAAGCAATGAGTGTAGTCTTGGACATCAAGATCGAGGCGAGTGCAGACCTAGTGCAGGCTCTGCGCAATGGCCTTGCACGCCCTGCTGACATGCACCGCTTGATCGCCGCTGATGCCGAGCAGCTCTACCAGCGATACGTCGGTTCGTTGGAACGGCATAAGACCGCAACGCAGCTCGGCGCAAAGCCGACCAATCATCTGGCAAAGGCTGCGAAGCGCATCGAAGGGGCCAGCGATGAGGCCGCCGCCTATGTTCGCATCCCTCGATCTACCGGTCTGGGGCGCGCTTTCCGCGATCTGAATATCACTCCCAGGGCTGGAAAAAAATACCTGACGATTCCCGCTCACCGCACCACGTATGGCAAGCGAGCCGGTGAGATTGTGCATGACATGACCTTTGCCATCGTGGGCGGCCGTCACCGCGCGCTTGTCTTCACCAACGGTCCAGACAAGGGTAGCGTGGCGTATTGGCTGCGCACGGCCGTGACGATCAAACAGGACCGCTCGCTGCTGCCATCAGATGCAGCCACGCTCGCAGTAGCGACGAGAAGTGCGAATGCCTACCTAGCCACCATTTTGAAAGGAGGTGTTCCGTCATGAGCAAGTATCTAACGATCGCAGAAAACATTAAGGAGCGTCTGGATCAAAAGTTCACTGATGAGGCCGCCGAGTTTGAGGTCGCTCTGGATGGCGTGACGGTGATCGTTGATCGACAAAAGGACATTCTCACGCAGATCAACACTGCGGTGGCCAAGGCTAGCGGATGCGTCGTGACAATTCTGTGGACCGGCTTTGGCCGGACGCCTACTGGTGAGCGCGCTGCCACCTATGTGCTGCGCATTTATTCACGTCCGGTGCTGCTGGATGGAAACTATCCGGCCGATGATATTGTCGAGAGGATCGACACGGTTCTGGATGAGTGGGTGCCTGCAGGTGCGTCTATTAGCGGACACTGCCTTTACAAAATGAATGGCGAAGGTGCGGACTTGGTGCCGGATAGAAATTTCCTTCTCTACGAGATGCCTTACAGCGTGAAAATTTAACCAACAACCAAACGACCATGTCAGACGAAAAAGAAACAAAAGATGCTGCCTCTACGAAGGCGACGACACCGGAACCTGATGCCTACTACACGGTGGTCAAAGGGCCAATCAAAGTGCGGGGAATGATCCTCGCGAAGGGGCACAAGAACCTTCTGCTCACCAATGCGCAAGCTGCCGCATTGGGTGACCATGTGATCAAGGAACTACCGACCGTTTAACTCTCCAACCATAACATCAAACAAACATCATCATGAGCAACATTGCCCTTACTGAACGTCAACTCATTGGCTGCTTCGCGTTCTTCGTGGAAGCAGGCCTTACAGTGGATTCCATCAACGTCTCCGCAACAGCGAAGCCGGACAATAACCCGACCTCAAACTGGCCGCAGATCGGCTGCATTGAGAGTGCGAAATTCGAAACAAAAAAATCGAGTGAAACCTTCATTTGTCCCTCTGAAACGGGCGGCTATGAAGAGGAAGAAGAAAACCGCGTCGTGTCCGATTTCCTGAACTTGCGCAGCAACTTCATGAACGAGCTGGTGAAGCGCTTGGAATTCGGTCTGGCCGGTCCGATCGTGCTCGATGCTGCTCAGGTTCCGCACAATCAGCGCGTGCGCGAAATCAAGGGCTGGCTGAAAATTCAAGGCCGCAAGGAAGATGGCAACGATGACTTTGTCATGGACTGGTGGTGCAAGATGACGCTCACGGATGCGCTTGACCGTAACGACAAAACACTGCGTCCCACGTTGCGCTTCCAAAAGCTGCCAAGTTCTCTGAACACCGTTGTGTTCCCGGATCCGTCGTGAGCTTTGCTCCATAGCCGGGAGGGCGGCGAGTGTCGCCCTCCCTATTACTCAACTCCATAGATTTATGCTCATCGGGCCATCACCAATCTTGCCAACTGCCACCGTAGACCCGGATTCTCCTAGCGTAGTGATCCCTCCGTCAACCGGAGGAGATGCTACGTTGCCGCCGCCTATTCTGGCAGCGCCTTCTGGAACCGCCCCTAATGCTCCACTGATCATTTTGGCGATACTAGATGAATTGGATGCTTCGGAGCCAATCGCACTTTTGCCTAAACCAGCAGCGGCCGCTTTTGCTAGAGGAACGATTACTATCGACGAGGTTCCGGGTGACGATACCACGGTAGGCATTGGCCCCAACGGGTATCGCTGGCGTAATATGGCTTCGGCCTTACCTCAGATCCAAGTCGACGAAGAGTCTACCCCTGAAGCTGAGGCGCTTAAGCTAGCGAGTGCAATCAACGCTTATGACTCGCAAGTGAGCGCCACTGCTAATGGCCCGACGATTCTGGTCACAGCCAAAGTAATTGGCGAGGCAGGAAATTCCATACCGATCTTGCTGGATGGACCTTTCAGCGCACCAACTACCACGCTGACGGGAGGAGTCAACCCGCTAGCACCGCCTACTAAAATCATTCTCTAACCTATATGTCTGCTGACTACGCCGTTCTTATCAACCTGCCGAATCACAAGCGCGGTGACCGCTGGCCTGGCATCGGAGCTATCGGGCCTGTTGTCATCAATGGAAACACCCCGCCGCATGCATTGACGCGCATCCGTATGCACTTCGTTCAAAAAAACCAAGTCTATCGACTGGACAGTGACCCTAGCACAAGTCCGGATGCTCCAATCGTTATCGACGATGCTGATACTTGGTCCGCGCACATTTACGCAGTTCAAAGCTTTCTGCCAAGCAGTGGGAAATGGGAATGGGATATGGAGTTCTATAATCAAGGCGATGCGAGCCCACTGACCCTGTATAAAGGGGTGATCACCGTAGATCCTGACGTCACTCTTTGACTATGAGCATCAACATTCATGCGCCAATCACGCTGCCGCCTGCCATCGCAGTCGAGGCACCAATTGCTCTCCCGGCTCCTCCACGAGTAGAAGCTCCGGTGGTCATTGGCCAAATTGGGGAGAAGGGCGACAAGGGTGACAAAGGCGATACTGGAGAGAAGGGAGACAAGGGCGATGCTGGAGAGAAAGGTGACACCGGGGAGAAGGGCGATAAGGGTGACACCGGCGAGAAAGGTGATAAGGGCGATGCTGGAGAGAAGGGTGACAAAGGAGACAAGGGTGACGCTGGGGAGAAGGGCGACAAAGGCGATACTGGAGACACAGGACCTACAGGTTCCGGTCTGACGTGGGTCCAGCTCACGCAGGCCGAATACGATGACCTGGACGACTATGACCCGAATACCATTTACGATGTGACTGACGTATGATCCGTGTAGGAAACAGAACGCCACAAGGGCTGCGAAGAGGCACGCGCCGAGTCGATGTGCTGATGAAGGATGACCGCATACTTTATGCGGCTCCGGCTGTCACTCAGGCGTATGCAAAACAATGGGTCGACGCCAACGTGACTACTTTAGCCAATACAACGCTGGACAGTGTTGCTCGATGGTTTGACGTGGAAATTGTGCTGCCTGATACATTTGTGGGTTCGCCGGAAACCGGATGGAGTCATGAAGCGATGCATTTGCAGTTGGAGTGGGCTCGCGATTTGCAAACTTGGTTGTCGGACGGATGGATCACAACGCCAGGCACGACTCCGGAAACTCTCAGTGGCGGCAAAAAGAAATGGTTTGCCCGTTACGATGCGACACCTGTTTTTTGGAGGAGCACGCTGATTGATGTCACGATTCAGTCTGACCTACATGCCAAATCAATCACCTCGTTGACGTCGTTTTTGACACCTCAATCATTGCCGAATTTCCCCTATGCAATGCCATCGCAGGCTGCCGTATTGCAAGCGGACCTGCGAGCCGCAGGATTTACAGATGCGACGGTAACCTATGATGAGGCTCCGATCGTTGCACGTGCACGAAATTACACCGTGAATGGAGCTATTCTCATACGGCTGACACATGTCGGCAACGCAGTCACGAATGCGCGGCCTGCAAATACTGGCGTTACCATTGCCCTGCCGAACTACCCGTATGTTTTGCCTGGTGACGCAGCGCAGTTGCAAACCGATTTGCGTGATGCTGGTTTCTCATACACCACGGTGACGCTGCATGCGGGCACGTGGACGATTTTATTGCCTAACCGTTTAGCGTCCGATCTGACCCGGAGTGTGGATTGCACTTACCTGCCTGCTGACCCTATCGCGGCCTGGGATTTTTTCGGGAACTACTTAGGCATGAGAGACAACAATACGGTGTACTCATCTTTTGACAATGTGCGTGCGCCGGATGGAGCTCCATACGTCGAAGCGTTTACGGGATTTGCCCGTGTAAGACTTACTCACCAATAATATGCAACTTCTACTTTCTATCGATCTTCCGTCTCCCGTAACGATGCAGCTGCGGCCAGCTCGCGAGGGCGTTAGTCCCACTACGCGCACGCTTACCGTGGTGCACGCACATCTGCGAATCAACAATCAGTCGCGGCAAATGTTTGCAGAGTTGCCGCCAATCCCTAATGCCATGCTGCTCTACAGTGTGGAGGATTTCCCCGAGGCCGCGATTGATACGATTGACCACCACGCTGACCGCATTCGCTCGATCCTTGGCGATGATCCTGCAAAAGTTTTGCAGGACCTTTGCAATGGCATTCAGCCGACCTTGCCAGACCGTGTGCCACCAGAAATTTCCAACTGGAGAGCAAAGGCCGTGCTCGCTCAAATGGGCTTGCTAGCTCACGTAGAGTCCGCTCTAGCGCAATTGCCAGAGCCTCAAAAAACTGTGGTATCATTCGCGTGGGCGGGCGACGTAAAACTTTCTCGCAAATCTCCCACTGTTAACGACCTAGGTCAAATGCTCGGCATGAGCGCACACGCCCTCGATCAACTATTCATCTCAGCGGCCAAAATCGAAATCTAAAATCATGATTAAGTCTCTCTGGCGCATCACCTTTATTCCCAGCACTGGCCCACGTGCTTGGGAGGAGATTCTATTGCTGGATCACGGCGATGCCATGGAGGCGGAGCCGGCCATGCCCGTAGCGCAGGATGTGGCGCAGACAACGCCGCTGTTTTCTCCCTGGGGCAACACGCTAGCCCAAGGCGGCGCAAAAACATCCTCATCCTGGACCCGCCGCCGCGAGCTGGCGTCTCTGCCACGCACGCAGGCGATGATCGATCAGCTCCTTTTCCCCTGGGGCCACAGCGGCCTACTGAAAGTCGCGATCCTCGGCGGGGCTACCTTCGGCTGGGACCGCTCCACGGTGAAGGACGTGACGCCAAGCTACCCCGAACTCCCTGGCAGTTATCTGCTCCAGGCTTACTCTGCCGCATGCGGGCCGATGCGTATCATCGCGGGGCCTATCCCGTCCGGCATTTCCGCCCGCTGGCCACTGCTGGTCACCGCCGCATGCCCGCCATGGGAAAGCATCACCAAGAACTGGGAAACCATCACCATCACACCAATCTGATATTATGAACTTAGCAGGAAAAACACCAGGCGCTACTTACAAGGCACTGCTCACTCTACCCACGGACACTCCAGTGGCTGGCACAGTCTATCGCGTGGAGTGGGGCGATGGCACGGGCACGGCCCTTTACATGGGCAATGGCATCGTGGGCGTGGGTAGCAGCTCCATGGCCATGAGCCAGTTCACCAGCGAGGCTGATGCCATTCGCCCCGTGGCGATCCCTAACCAAGCCGGACGCATGGTCATCGCATCGGACCTGCGCGTGGCACTGAGTGCTGATTTCACGCATAACACCAACACCGTGACCGATGTGACCGGCCTGTTGCTCACACTGCCTCCCGGCACATGGGCAGTATTCGCCACGGGCAGACTCAGCTCGCAAAATGCGGACAATGGCATCCTGCTCACCACCTCCGGCACGGCTACCATCGCAGGCGGAACATTCGCCGGAGATCCTCTCACCTCACCGGCCACTGCTACTGACTTCGGATTCGTCGGTGTGGTCATCGCCACTGTAGCCAGCGGCACGGGGTCAGTGCAAATGCGCGTCGCCAATGAGATCGCATCCCGCACGGCCACCCTGCGTGCTGGATTCACCATGTTTGCCCTACGCATCGCCTAACATCATCCCGCTATGGCAGAGCAAGACATCAACATCAAGATCACCAGCACGGCCAATACGGCCGGAGCGAAGCAGCAGGAAAAAGCCCTGCGCGATGTGCAGGATCAGGCCAAGGCTACAGCGGAGGCCACGCAGCAAGCGTCCGGCCCCATGTCTCTGCCGGAAGCCATGATGGGGCCACCGCGTGATGAAATCCTGGAGCAGGCGGAGGCAGAGAAAGCGATTGCCACCGCCATGGATGAGGCGCAGGCCGCCGCTGAAAAGCTGCGTGTCGAACAAGGCAACCTCGATTTGGCACGTGCCAAATCGTTGCAGGCGGCAAAGGCACAACAAGAGGCTGAACGATCTGTGCAAGCTGCCACTACTGCCGCTGCAGAGTCTTCCCGCAGGTTGGCATTACAAATAGGTTCTATTGCTACTGCGGAGATTGCGAAAGGACTGGCCGTGGTGAATCCGGAGCTGGCAGGAATCGCTGCCAGCACAGCGCAGGGCGCAGCGGCCGCAGGTCCGTGGGGAGCTGCCTTGGGTGCGGTGGCGGGTTCTATAGGTGCCGTCAAACAAGCCTGGGAGGAATATAAGAAAGTGGTAGCGGAGACGGATGAAAAAATCCGCCTCAATAACGAAGCGATTACCGAGCATGCCGCTAAGGTCACGCAACTGCGCCTTAGCCAGGGATACGAAAAGCAATGGCGTGACATGGGCGCTCTGATCGAGGGTATCAACCAGGCTGTGCGCGATAACATTGAACTGGAAAATGCTCGCCGTCAGGCAGCAGCCGCGATGGGCGGGAATGCGCGGGACGCGCAAGAATCCATCATCGCCACTCAACGGCAAACCGGCGTTATATCGGACAAGCAGGCCGATGCACAATTGGCGACTCTGAGGGCTCAGGAAGCCGAGGCTAACAGGCGTGAAGCCATCGCCAATGCAGAGGCCCGGCAGAAGAGACTCCAGGCAGAAATGGACGCCGCGCAAACGGCCTACCAGGCGATCGAAGACCGGGCGGAAATCGCCCAGCGCAAGCTCGATGCCGCCCAGCAAAACCTGGATCGCTTCCAGGGTGATCCAAATAATCTCGACGACTCCGCAGAACGCGGAAAAATCCTAGGTGAATTGCAGGCAGCCGAGGCAGAAGCCAACGCTTCCGGGGACCAGATCAAGGCCGCCGCAGACAAGGTCACGGCCGCGCAAAATGCCTTGCAACAAGGTGCTCAACTCTTACAGGTGGAGATTGAAAAAATCGCCTCCGAATTTGACTCTCAGGGCATCCAAGATGCGGCCAAAGAATTGGGTGAAAAATCGAAGGAGGTGATGGAAAAAGGTGCGGCGGAAATCGCCAAAGCCATTGAAGGCATCGAACCCCAGACCCGATTGGAACAGGAGTCATTGGACAACCTGAAAGCCATGATCAAGGACAAAGAACTGGATGCTCGCGAGGCAGCTGGTGCCGTGCAGCAACTCGCGAATCTCAGTGGTCTGCTCAAGGGTGAGTTTGGCAATATCATTGGCGTAGTCCAGAAGACACAAGCTGACCTGAGCACGATCACGGGGCAGATCTCGAATTTAGCATCGCGGCAGCAACAATTATCCGATCAGGTCCAAGCCCTGGCTCGGTCACTTCCAGGAAGCTAACTAGATGCAGGATCTATGGGAAATTTCCGGTGAAATCGGCGCGGCTATGGGGCCGGGCTTGCTGCCGTTGCAGGCACTATTTCCGCTGGTGCGCCCGCTTGTTTTCCGCTCCCAAGCAGCGGACTCTTGGGGCTATTTCCTCCCCATCGAGGCGGACGGCAGTAACAGCGCCTACGTGCCGGATCGCATGCAGGTCATCACGCTGTGGCGCAATGGCCAGCGCGAGTTCACCGGCCGCGTGGTGACGCGCAAATACATCTGGAACCCCACCGGTCAGGGCTGGCAGATCGAGGTGAAAGGAGGATGGTATGAACTGGAGCGACTACCTCTCCTCGCTGCATCTTCTGCCACCTACGATATCCCCCAGCAAAATCTCAGCACCAGCATCCGCGATATTATAACGCTCGCTATCTCCCAAGGTGCCCGGATCCAGCTAGGTAATGTGGCGGAGATGATGGATTGCTTCCCGCTCCAGTTTCGCGCTTCCTCAGTGGCCGCCACGCTCAGTGATCTATTGCGTTTTGCTCAAGATGCGATGTGCTATGTGGACTATACCACTCCAGGCATGCCCACGATCCACGTCACGCGCCGCCCCACGGCCGCCGTCCGCGAGATCATCCTCGGCCGCGATGCCATCATCCAGTGCGAACTCTCCCCGGATGACTCCGTCGCCACGGATCGCGTGGATTTCACCTACGCCGTGGCAGATACCAATGGCATCGTGACCCAACAGACGCAGAGTGCGGGAGCGGATGCCCCTCGCAACCGCCTCACAGTGGTTACTGCAGGCACAGGCTTTGAGGACTTTCAAGCCCGCGCCACCCAAACCCAGCAAACGGTCCGCACGGTAATGCTTTCGGGTTCCCTGCCACTATCTGTCTTCATTGCCAGGGATGCTCGCCTGGGTGAGCTGGAAGCCGCGTATCCCGGCCTGGTCTCGGCGAACCTTTCCAGCGGCCCATTATCCGTAAGCAGCCCCACGTGGTCAGGATTCACCATCACGAACTGGACGTTTCCCCAGTCGCGCCGCGTTTTAGGCAGTGCAGCATCACCAACCTTTACCCACTACCTTGTGAATGGGGCTTGGCAGGAATGGATGGCATCCAAGATAGGGATCGCATCAGAGGAAGTGCAAGTCGAGGGTACCTACTGGGTGGCCGCGAATAAGTCCTTTGGTTTTACCGCTGGGCAGGTTGAACTGCTGCAGGCCATGGAGCTCTTCTACGAGAACCCTGGGTTCTGGTTTTACCGATACAAGAGCACTGTGACCACTCGCGCTTTGAGCGTAGCTTACGCCACAGACACGATCCTGCGTGATCCCGGAGACTTTCCCCTCATGCCGCCGCCGTCCGGCATTGCCTCATTTTTGCTGAGTACTATGGCCGAAGCCCCCTACGAGGGACGGATCGTTGGCGATGCCTACCTCGGCTACGCTCGCACCTTGGGCAAGGTCGTGAACGTAGTGGGAGGAACTCCCGAGCTGGCCGCCTGCAGGGCCACCACCCGTGAGGAAAGCTACGATCTCCCCACTGGCACCTGGACCCTGCAAACGGGCCAATCATCCGCAGGCAGCGGGCTTGACCTACTAAGTCGTTTCCGCCGTCTCAGTGCCACGTGA